CATGATTCAAGCAATGTCTTCTTCAGGTCAAGGTGCGGGAGGTTCTGCTGAGGCTAATTTTGACGAAGAAGAGGGATATCCTGAGTGGAATGCTGGTCAAACATACAATAAACGTGATATTGTTAGTTATAACGGTGTTGATTATTTATGTCAATCACCTCAGGTTCAATCACAAGTTAATCCTGAAGATGATGACACAAATTGGTGTCCAAAACCACAAGTAAAACTTACTGTTAGGGCAACAACGTTTGTTATTATGGTTCACGAGTTAGGTAAGGCTGTTGAATCGGCATTGGCTAAATTTGGATTACCTGAAGACCCTGTTACTGCGGCCGATGTTATGGGACAAACAGATACAATGATGGCTGAGCCTGACCAATTAAGATTAGGACCTAAGATGGTTGAAAAAATGAGAACTCTTTTACCTGATGAAATATTTGCTGAGGATGCTGGAGATTTACACAACTGGTTTAAAATGTATTTCTACAGAAAACCAGCGGAAGAGTTTTTATTACTTGTAAAAAATGTTTTGTCTGAAAATCCAAGAGATAATGAGAAGGCAAAGAGAGAATTTGAATATATTTTAGCTCAAGCTAAAAAGGCGAGAGAGGGTATGGATACCGAGGATGATGATGAAGACGATGAAGACTACGGAGATGACGAAACTCCAACATTACCAACAGACGATGGTGATGATGGATTTGATGATTTAGATGATTTCCTAAGTAGTATGGGGATTGGCCCATCTAAATAACAACAGAACCCTATATTTATTAATATAGGGTTTTTTTATGGCTATAACTAAAGAACAATTACTTTTAGAAACTGCAAGGTGTATTAAGAATACACCATACGCACTAAAAACGTATTTACATACTTACGATAACACTCAATCAAAATACGTTCCGTTAGAATTGTTTCCTGACCAAGTTAGATTGATTCAGGATTATGATTCTTACAATGAAAATATTGCTTTAAAATATCGTCAGGCTGGTGTATCTACAGTTACCGCAGCTTGGGTATCAAAAAGATTGGTGTTTGCAAACAAAAACAAACCCGAAAAAATATTGATAATCGCCAACAAATTGGATACTGCGGTGGAAATGGCAAACAAAGTTAGGGAATTTACCGAACAATGGCCAAAATGGGTTAATGTTGGTTTCTCACCTGAAAAGAACGCCGCAAGACACTTCAAACTAACAAACAAATGTGAAGTAAAAGCCGTTGCAACATCAAAAGATGCACTTCGTGGTTATACCCCAACCATACTTATATTTGACGAGGCGGCGTACATTGATGCCGATGATGATTTTTGGGCGGCTTGTATGGCGTCACTTTCTACAGGTGGTAAAGTGATAGTTATTTCAACACCAAACGGATACGACCCAATTTACTATAGTATCTACGAACAAGCCTCTAAAGGAGTAAACGAATTCAAGGTATCCGACATGTATTGGTACCGTGACCCACGTTATACTCGAGACTTACAAATGGTTAAGACGGACAGTTTGGTTGATTTTTTATTAGATAGAAACAATTATCCAAACACAGAGATACTTGATTTGAGCGGTGACCCGTATCAAAGGGACATTGAATATGTTAAAGAACTTATTGACAAAGGATACAAGCCATGTTCGGCATGGTTTGAGTCAATGGTTAAAAAGTTAAAGTATGATAAAAGAAAAATATCTCAGGAGTTAGAGTGTAATTTCTTGGGTTCGGGTGATAACGTATTTGACTCAAACCTTCTACAAAAATTATCTGAAACCATGATTAAAGAACCATCATCTAAAATGATGGCAAATAGTTTATGGATATGGAAAGAACCACAAATGGGGCACAAATATGTAATGGGTGTAGACGTATCTCGTGGAGACTCTGAAGATTTTTCATCTATCCAAATCATAGATTTTGATGAAAGAGAACAGGTTTTGGAATATGTTGGAAAGACACCACCTGATATGTTGGCGGAAATTGCATACAAATGGGCCACCATGTATTCGGCATATATTGTTGTTGATATTACAGGCGGTATGGGTGTTGCCACATCAAGAAAACTCCAAGAACTAGGTTACAGAGATTTATATGTGGATGGTGTTGAGATGGGGAATAAATGGAAATTTGACCCAAAAACCGCCGACAAAATACCCGGTATTAACTTTAACTCAAAACGTGTTCAAATTATCAGTGCCTTTGAAGAAGCGATTAGACATGGGTTTAGGATTTACTCATTGAGACTGTTAAATGAGATGAACACATTTGTTTATCTTAATGGAAGACCTGACCACATGAAAGGTCAACATGATGACTTATTAATGAGTTTGGCGATGGGAATTTACGTAAGTGAGTTATCATTCGCTCAATTGAAAAAGGTGGACGATTTAACAAAAGTTATGTTAGAATCTTGGGCGGTAAACTCTCATGACAATTCAGACGTAACAAGTTTTAATCCTAACATACCTGTATTCAATGATAGGGAATCCGATAAAAATGTTTATAGAAATCAACCAACCAGACAAGATTATCAAGATTATAGATGGGTCTTTGGAGGAATGGGGTTTAGATAAATGAATATCAAATTATATTTAATAATATGAGCGATAATATGACTATATGGCAGAGGTTAACCCAAACCTTTGGACCTGATTCCCTTTTGGGTCAAGATGCCCCTGTCTACAAGTACGATAAAAAAGAATTACTTAGAACTACTGATAAAAGACAATACGAGTTAGAAAAACTCCAAGCACAACAAACCGCATTTCTTTCTAATCAGTGGGCAAAGATAGAAAATAATCTTTACCAACAAGCCGTTTATTACGAACCAACTAGACTATCAGCATTTTATGATTATGAGAGTATGGAGTATACTCCCGAAATCTCTGCGGCTTTGGATGCGTACGCTGAAGAGTCTACAACAGTAGATGAAAACGGATATTTGTTACAGATTTATTCTGAATCAAAAAGAATTAAATCTATTTTGACTGATTTATTTAACAATGTATTGGATGTTAACACTAACTTACAAATGTGGACAAGAAACGTATGTAAGTATGGTGACAATTTTGTGTTTTTGAAACTTGACCCTGAAAAAGGAGTTGTAGGTTCTTTCCAATTACCAAACATTGAAATGGAACGTATTGAAAGAGGTATGACACCAAATACGGTTGCCACGGGACAAAATGAACAAAAAGCCCTGAAATTTGCTTGGAAAAATAAACAAATGGAATATCAGTCGTGGGAAATTGCTCACTTCCGTTTGTTGGGTGATGATAGAAGATTACCATACGGAACTTCTATGTTAGAAAAGGCACGTAGAACTTGGAAACAATTAGTGTTAGCGGAAGATGCGATGTTAATTTATAGAACATCAAGAGCACCTGAAAGACGTGTATTCAAAGTTTACGTTGGTAACATGGATGATAAAGACGTTCAACCTTACGTTCAGAAATTTGCTAATAACTTTAAAAGAGACCAAGTTACGGATTCAAAAACAGGTAACGTGGATATGAGATACAACCAAATGGCGGTTGACCAAGATTTCTTTGTTCCTGTTCGTGACCCGTCAGCACCAAGTCCTATTGACACTTTACCGGGAGCTCAAAACTTATCGGAGATTGCGGATATTGAATATATTCAAAAGAAATTGTTAACCGCATTAAGAATTCCAAAAGCATTCTTAGGATTTGAGGAGACGGTAGGTGATGGTAAAAACTTGTCATTATTGGATATTCGTTTCGCAAGAACGATTAATAGAATTCAAAAATCAATGATTGCCGAATTAAACAAGGTGGCTATTGTTCACTTGTTTTTATTAGGTTTTGAAGATGAATTGGGTAACTTTACATTAGGGTTGACAAATCCATCAAAACAAGCCGAATTATTGGCAATTGATGTTTGGAAAGAAAAAATGTTATTGTATAAAGACGCAACTACCGCAATTGAAGGTATCGCACCAACATCTCAATCATGGGCTAAGAAACACATACTTGGATTCTCAGATGAAGAAATTAAGTTGGATTTACAACAACAAAGATTAGAAAGAGCGGTTTCCGCCGAATTACAAAACACTGCTGCGGTTATTAGTAAGACCGGATTATTTGATAATGTTGACAAACTTTATGGTCAACTTAGTGGTCAAACAGGTGGAGCGGTTCCAACACCAGGTGCAGAACTTGGTGGTGGAGGTGACTTTGGAGGTAGTGATTTTGGAACACCACCACCGCCACCTTTGGGAGGAGAACTTGGTGGACCACCTTCAGGTGAGGAATTAGGAGGACCCCCACCACCACCTCCGGGAGGAGAAACAGTTCCTGAAGGAAAGGGAAATAACTATAACATTCTATTAGAAGGTGATTTTTTAACCCCCAATGATTATTTGGACTTGGGTAAAGGGAGAAAATCTTTAGGTGATATGGATGGTGAATTGGATAGATTGTTAAATTCATAATATTTATTATCATGAACTTTGGAGAAAAATTTAGTAAAGTAGAATATTTGTTATCAGAATCTTACATTGATAAGACCCTTTCTGAGGATATAAAAAAATTCCAAAAATTAGTTTTGGAGAATAAAGATTTGTCAAAAATTTATTTTTTGTATTCTGAGTTATCAAAAGAACAAGGATTTGATAAATCGTTTGCCGAGGAATATGTGAATGAATCAGTTTCTCAAATTAAAGAATTATCAAAAGTTGTAAAAACTGCAAGTTTTGACAAATGGATATTATCAACAGTATGTGAAAACAGATACTCTAAAATTGATGATTTGGTTAATACTGACCCATTAAAATTAAAAGAGAAGATTTTGGCCAAGTCACAAATTGTTGAGTCTCTAATTAAAAAACCAATTCAAAAAGAAAGTTTAAATATTCCTTTGTCTTCAGTAGAAATAATTAGAAAGAATGTTATTAAGAACTATATTGAATCTTTAGATGAATCAACCAAAAGTAATTTAAAAGACATTTTGGGAAAAGGTGATGAGGAATTGAATGGTTTGTTTGAAGGATACAAACAAAAGACTTTGGACAAGTTAGATGTCTTGTCTGAGGGTAATCACGATGATTTAATGAGACACAAGATTAACGAAACAATCTCGTTTGTAAAACAAGAAGAATACAACAAGTATAACTACGTTAAGTTGAAGAACTTATACGAGGGGTTATGATTGTGTTTTTAATTGTATGGATTGTTTAAATTTGGCCTTTTTCATTTTCTCTCTTTTTTGAGTAGTTTTCTTTACATACTCAGTACGTTTTCTTAATTCTTCATTTTGTTTGGTTTTAATAACCTTACCTTTGAGAATCTTTAAGGCCTTTTCTAATCCGATATTTTTGTTAATTTCAACTTTTAGCATATAAATTAAATACAACCATAATTTAAAAAAAGTTTGACTGAAATACATTCTGTTTGTATATTTTTAAAAATAAACATTTTATATGTACAAAATTAATGAAAAAAGGAAAAACCTCAAAGATAATAGGATTTGATTCTATTAAGGTGACGTATGGTACTGTGGACTCTAAAAATTTGAAATCGGTTTATCTAAATATTCAAACATGGGCAACCCCCGTAATCTCAAGTGATAATTGGAATCGTGTGGTCGCAAACTTAAGTAGAAACATAAAACACAACATATTAGACATTGTTGATTTAGAAACATTCCAACCAAATTATATTGTTGATTTGGATTTACGAACAAGTGGAATTCAATTAGACAAAAAAAGTTTTA